CCTCTCGTCACTGGGATTCTGAAAATCACTCCCAAAACTAGGGTTTTTAGCTACCCAAGGCTACGTGTACCGTGACGTTTTGGTGTGATTTTAGGTTTCCCGTAGAAATACACGAGAAAAACAGAGGGGTAGGGAAACCATTGTAATAACAAGAGGTTACAAAGGTGCTGAAAAACGTGTTCCCAAGAGAGCTTTTTCCATAAACATATTATAATTTTAGGAGATACCATGTTTTTCTTTAACCCGGACATGACTTCAAATGAAAGATACGATATGGGACGATTCATGTCCTACGAAAGTGAAGGATATGATATTGTAACGTCTTACTTTGTTAAACAAGTCCCTCTTCTTCCTGAAGGCGGTAGATATGTTATCATAGGTGAAGAAGGCAGACCTGATCTTTTATCCTGGAATATTTATGGAGACGTACAATACTGGTGGATTTTAATGATCTATAATGGTATCTTGGACCTATGCTCACTTCCCTCAGGTTTAGTTATAAAGTATCCGTCATTAAATAGTATAGAAGAATTATTCCTTCAGTTGAGATCAAAAGAGGTTGCCAAAAATAGAGCAGCTTCTAGTTAATAGGAGAGGGCATGATAGGTATAGAAGGTCAATATGTAGTAAGATTTAGCTTAGGTGATACAGTGGATTTTGTGTCCCCGGAGAATTTGTTAGAGTTTACTTTAATTGAAGAGGCAGGTAACGTACTACCCTCTTTTGAATTTATATTTTCTCTTGAGGATACCACTGATCTTTTATACAAACTACATGAAGGTAATACTCTATCAGTGTCTATGGGTGCCGATACTCAAGGAATGACTACGGTAGAATTAGTTCCTTTATCTAGGACTATAGAAAAACAGGGTGATTCACGTTATCTAGTCCGACTTACTGGTCTATACAATGCAATGGAGTATATACTGGACTGTAAAAGTAGGGCTTTCGCTTCAAAATCAGGAGTGGAAGTTATGAAAACAGTAGCAGGATCCCATTTTACTGTAGACTCTAATGTGGATAGTAGTAACGATAGTCAAACATGGATACAACCTAATGTATCCGATAAAAAGTTTATGAATAATCTTTGGGTTCACTCGGATATGAATACATCCTTCATTGCTGTTGGAATAACTTCTGACGGGAATTTTGTTATAAGAGATATAATAACATTACTGGATCAAGATCCTCATTGGAGATTTGTAAAACAAGAGACAGGGAGAGATAACGAAATTATATACGATGGGGATTTTGTAGTTGACCCTGATACAGGATTTTTGAATCAATGGGTGGGTTATGAACGAACACGAGTAGTGAGTGATTTAAAAACAGGAAGTCAGACTTCAATTTCGCCATCTCTTAATTCCATGTTTATAGAAGGAGCTTTAGAAAAACTATCTACTGTAGGTAGACGTGTAGCCGAATCAACAGTTATTAATACAGATAATACTCATGCCAAGTATTGGGAGTCACGGTTACATAACATAACCCATCTAGCTGTATTTAGTTCCTTTAAACTATTTGTCTCTTATCAAAAGAGATACGTACCTATGAAGATTTTGGATATAGGTTATATCAGTGATAAAGAATCAGAGGCCAAACAATCGGCGGTTTTAAGTCACTCTGGTCAATTCCTTATTACTAAAATAAGTAGATCGCTTACAAATAACCAATTCGTTACTACCTGCGAGTTAAACAGAGAGTCCTCCATTTTAAGTTCCTAAGGAGAAATATGTTACTTAAATTACCTGAATGGTTGGGTAGAAACAAGTCTATGTCAATTCCACATAAAGGTATTGTGATGGACAACGCTGATCCTGATAAAATAGGTAGAGTAAAGGCAAACATACCCGGACTACTTAACGATTTCTCTACAGATGACTTACCATGGATAGCTCCTTTGAATCCTTACGGGTTAGGTGGAGGCTCAGGATTATCTAGCTTCTCTGTACCTGAAGTAGGGTCCACTCTTACTATAGTATTTCCTTACGATGATATTTATGTGGGTTTTTACATAGGATATTGGCAGGATGCAAGTACACACCAATCAGACTTTGACGCTGACTATCCCGAGACGTATGGATGGCGAGATTCTACAGGTTTAATACTAACTGTAAACAAAAGCCAACAAACTATAAATCTCGATCATCCTTCTGGAGTAAATATAAATGTAGATTCAGCAGGAAATATCAGTATAACAGCCCCAGGTAATGATACTATAGCTATTGGAGGTAATGTAGATTTAACTGTTGGAGGCAATGTCACCGCTACTGTAACTGGAAACATGTCCGTCAGTGCAGTAGGGAATGCGGCTGTAGTTGCAGGAGGAAACGTTGCGTTAACCGCTGTCGGGGCGGTTGCTATAACAGGTGCGTCTGTTACCATTATTTCTCCTGCACTAGTTGTTAATTCTTCAGGACCACTTGCTGTTACTGCAAGCGCCGCTACTGTTACCGCAGGAACAGTAACACTAGCAGGAGGCAATGTTGTACTGGGGGCAGGTGGTGCTGGGGTTGTAACAGGTTCCTGTGTTTGTGCATATACAGGAGATCCTCATCCTGAGTCTTCGTCTAAAGTTTTTGCAGAGAAATAGGAGATAACTATGTATTCGGATATTAATGTTCATTCACCAACTAAAGATCCTCTGGTATACGGTGAAGCTTCTGTGATGCAAAGTGTATTTAGTATTTTGGCTACACGTAGAACCGAGAGATTATTTAGACCTACTTTAGGATCTGACCTAGAGAATATTCTTTTTGATAATATGTCTACTCTAACTGAAATGCAGATAAGGAAAGAATCGTATGACGCTGTGGACGAACAAGAACCTAGGGTTATTCTAAACAGTGCTAAGTCCGTTGTTACTGCTATACCGGAGGAACAGACGTATGAGACAAAACTAGTTTTTTCAATAGAAGGGATAGCGTTTCAAAACTTTGAATTTATCGGAGAACTAGGAGATTTATAATGGTTATGCTTGTAGACCCATCTAATATCAGTTTTACTCAGATAAAAGATGAATTTAGATCCTACATAGATTCTAAGGCTACCGCAGATGTATGGGAAGATTTTTATAGCTCTGGAGTAGGTGCAACGCTCATAGAGTTACTATCCGGTTTCGCTACTTTCAATTCATATACTATAACGGTAGGAAGAAGGGAAACCTATCTATTTTACGCTTTGGTGCGAAGTGCAGTAGTGGCTATAGCAGAAAGCTTAGGTTACTCAGCTTTTCGGGGTTCTAATGTTCATTTGGTATTAAATATAACTCCATCTACCACTCAAATACTTACTCGAATGGAGTTACTAGGAACTTATCTTGATTACGACATAGTTGCCTTTGAAGACCAAGCTTTGGTCCAAAGTGTACCCGAAGACGTACAAGTTATGATAGGTCAACTGAAGACAGAAACCATAGATATTCAATCCGCTGATTTACAGATATTTAGGTTTGAATCTTTAAATGTTTCAGATGATATAAGGATACTCATTAACGGTTCGCTAGTCCCCTCCAGTAAGTATATATCAGACCTTGTAAATGATAAATATCTTGTCCTTTCAAACGCTTTAGGTGCTGTTGACGTAATCTATATGAACGATGGAGCCTACCCTTATACTTATGGTGATACCATAACGTTAGAATATTTGGAGCTAAAGGAGTTCACTATAGGTGTATCTGACGAAAGTAGTTTACAACTAGATATAGGAACTATAAATACAGTATCCACAGCTAGCCTATATCTAGCTCCTGAAACCACAGATGCTTTGAGAATAAATGCACCGTTATATCACGAAACCAATACCTTAATTAGAGGGCGAGATGATTTTAAGAACCATCTAAAACTCTTAATTTCTAACGCTGTTAGTGTAAATGCCTACGATGTATCGGCAGCAGTCATGGACCTTTCTTATGTACGAGACGACCTAACGCTTTTAACAACCACAGAGAAAGCATCTATTCTTAGTGCTATGGATACGTATAGGCCGTTTGGTATCTGGATGCCTACTATTACTGATCCCACCCAGCTAGATATAACACTTGATATTGTTTTAACTCTGGAAACGTCTTTAGGTTCTATAGGTCAATCTACTATAGAAGCCGACGTGGCTAGTATAGTTAGTACCTGGGAAAAACAGTTAGAGACTTCTATTACACTGGAAGATGTCGAGGCGGCTTTAACAGCCTTAACCTACGTTAAAATTTCTAGGGTTACTACTAGTGATTCTCTAGATGTTGACTGGGATGAATATCTTGTAATAACCACTAGCATAAGCACAGTAGAACTGTAGGAGACTAGATGCCGTTATCTAATGGTTACACTCTACTAGAAAAATGTGATAATATCGCCCTTAGTAAAGGTAATGAATATCGAGATAATTGCGGTGTTATAGACCAACAGTCTAACGGGTCTGTGCTTGCCGACAACTGTACTAGTTTAGCCGATTGGTCTAATGGTAGTTTAGGTGATGGTACAGTTACTACTATAGTTTACCAAAACAATAAAGTTTTTAAGCTAGACTCTGGAAGTATAGGCTCAGCTAATAGAGGCGACATTGAACAAGATGTAGGTACTTTTGGTGACAGGGTTGTAACAACAATCAAAGTTCATCACACGTATCTAGGGGCAGTGAATGATGTTGACTCTTTTAATTTTATTATAGCTAAAGCAGGAGTTGCATTAAATGTAACTATGGCTTCTGACGGTTTATTCGTGTCAGATGGAGCCACACAAAACGAAGTAGGTACCAATCTAGTTCTATTAGACACCGATCAAGTGTGGACCTTTGACTGTGATTTTACAACCCCCTCAAGTGCTACGTGC